ATTCACAGCTGCGATTGACGATGATGGAACGATAACGACAGGAACCTACACGCCCACCACGGCGGCAGGGTCGCAATATAAAAAGATCATTGGGGGCGGCGCGTTTACATTGGCACCGCCTGTTGCGGCTACCAACACAGCCACAACGCTTTCCTTGTTTATCATCAATAATTCCAGCGCGGGTGCAATCACGACAAGCGGTTTTGACAAGGTTGCGGGCGACGACTTCACAACCACAGACGCGGATAAATTTTCATGCCGTATTGAGGTCAACGACATCGGCGGGACTGAGTATTCGACCCTTACTGTGCTGGCAATGCAATGACTTTGATTTTACCAATGATCGGGTCGGGTTACATCCCAGCGGGCGGGGGTGGCACTCCTAACAGCACAATTTTATCTAGCTTTTCTTCACCATCAATCTCTCCATCTGGACTAGCTTACGATGGAGCTAACTTGATTAGCTGTGATTTCTCCTCCGACACAATTTACATTCACGATGGTGTTTCATCAACGATTTTATCTAGCTTTGCAGCGCCTTCGTTTGCACCATCTGGACTAGCTTACGATGGAGCTAACTTAATTAGTTGTGACCAAAGCTCCGACACAATTTACATTCACGATGGTGTTTCGTCTACAATCTTATCCAGCTTTGCTTCGCCTTCATTGCTACCATCTGGACTAGCTTACGATGGGACTAATCTAATTAGTTGTGATTTCTTATCCAACACAATTTACATTCACGATGGTGTTTCGTCTACAATCTTATCCAGCTTTGCTCCGCCTTCATTGCTACCATCTGGACTAGCTTACGATGGGACTAATCTAATTAGTTGTGATTTCTTCTCCGACACAATTTACATTCACGATGGTGTTTCGTCTACAATCTTATCCAGCTTTGCATCACCATCAACCTCTCCATATGGACTAGCTTACGATGGAGCTAACTTAATTAGTTGTGACCAAAGCTCCGACACAATTTACAAGCATGGAAATTCATAGAGGGTAAACCATGAAACTAGCACACATCAAAGACGGAAAAGTAATTCGCACTTACCACGGCACGGGGCGGGTGACGTTTGAAAACGGCGACACAGTTTCACCGCCTACCGCTGGCGTCCACGGGATCGAACGGCTTGTTCCTGTTGTTGATGTAACGGTGGACAACTCGAAAACCACACGCACCAAATCGTCAACGGTTGAAACGGTAGAGGCAGACCGCGTTCTACGCACGGAAACTGTTTCAGATATGGCTATTAAAGATATCCGTGCAGGTATGGTTGTTTCTAAAATGCAAGGTGTGATTGCACTAGGTGAGTCTAATTGGGCTAAGGTGATGGAATTTCACAAGAACAGCGCCACTCACATTCAGCGGGCGGTTATCGACAGCGCCGTGAATTGGCAACGTACTAGTGAAGACCTTCAGTTTATTGCCCATCTGATAGGGTTTGACGATGACCAGATGGATGAATTATTTGCCGTCGCGATGCTGAAGGCTTGACGGTTCGTTTTCCCCAATGTCCGCCCTGATCGGGTTGGCGCTATCTGTCACAATTTGGTGCAGTCAGACAAATAGCAGATGAAAGCCAAGTCACAGTGGAAAGGCGCACATGGCTTGCTCCATAACAACCCCCAAGTAACGCATTAAACAACAATGAATAGGTTTACAACAGATGGTAACGGAATCTAATCACCAACCCTTGAGTAAGCCTAAGGCTAAAAAGACCCTTGGTGTAACCTCTAGTACAACTGCCACTGGTGTATTTAAGTCTGGTGACTTTCTACCTGAGTTACGCGGTAGTAGAGCTATTGCTAAGTATCGTGAGATGCGTGATAACTCAGCAGTCATTGGTGCAGTATTATACGCAGTTGAGCAAGTCCTACGAGATGTCGAGCTTAATGTGGTTCCTGCTGATAAGTCCGATGCTGCTATCTCTGACGCTAAGTTTGTTGAGGAGTGCCTAGATGACATGGAACACTCACTAGATGACCATGTGTCAGAGGCTGTTAGCTTCCTATGGATGGGCTTCTCATGGTTTGAGGTAGTATACAAGCGTCGTGGTGGGCTAGAAACTAAAGATGTCAAGAAACGCTCTAAGTATAGCGATGGACGTATTGGTGTGCGTAAGCTAGTATCCCGTGCCCCTTGGACAATCTCTAAGTTTGCCATTGAACATAAGACAGGTAAAATACTTGGAGTACATCAAAGAGAGTCTGCTTACAGCGGTCGTAACAGTGATAGTCTCATTCCATCAAACAAAAGCATTTATTATAGGACTACCGCAATTGATGGAGACCCATCTGGACGATCAATCCTACGCAATGCTTACACGAGTTATACTTATCTTACTAATCTCCAATCTATTGAGGCTATTGCTGTAGAACGTGAGATGCACGGTATTCCCATCGGACGTATCCCTGCTGAATACCTAGCTGCTGATGCTACAGAAGGTCAAGTTGCCGTAAGAAATCAAATGGAGAAGATGTTATCTGACCTAAAGCTTAATGCTCAAGGTTATGCGTTGCTACCCTCGGATTTGCAACTGGATCAAGAGGGTAAGTCAACTGGTGGTGTAGCTGCTAGACGAGTTGATGTTGAACTGATGACCTCACAGGGTAATCGCAATATCGACATCGGACCAATCATTGATAGATACCAGCATGACATTGCTCGTAGTGTCCTCTCTGAGTTTCTCATGCTTGGTACTAATGGTGGTTCATATGCTCTTAGTAAGTCTAAGACTGACTTATTCCTACGTGCCCTAGAAAGCTACATTAATACAGTTGCTGACGTGCTCAACAAACAGCTTGTAGAACCTCTTTGGGAACTTAACGGATTACCCGTAGAGACTATGCCTAAGATTAAAGCTGGGGATGTTGCCCCACATGATCTTAAGGAGCTTGGGTCTTACCTCCGCAATCTTAATGGTGCAAACATTGATCTCTCTGATGAACCTGACGTTATTAACGCCCTATTACATAATGCTGAGTTGCCACAGGTGGACCCAGATCGCATTATGGCTAAGGCAGAAGAACGCAAGGAACTAGAGAAGTCTAAGGTTGCTGCTAAGGCTGTGCCTAAAGAGGAAGAATAACAAATGAATAAACTCAACCATCTATCCACGCTAATCCTTAATACACCTTTGCTGTGTACACCAGATTACGCTGAGACCCTCTGTGCAGTCCTCTCAGAGCGTATTGGAGTTCTAGGCGAGGGTATGTACCAACAGGACAAGGATGCCTCTCAGAGAAGCTCTATGGCAGTCTCAGACAGTACGAGGGTCATCCCTATTGTAGGGTCTATGACACACAGGTCTACAGGTATTGAGGCTATGTCCGGTATGACATCATATGCTGCTCTACAGACTCAAGTAGAGGATGCCATGAGTGACAAGAGTGTCAAGAACATCCTCTTGGATATCGACTCAGGTGGTGGTCAAGTGGCTGGTGCCTTTGATTTCAGAGATTACCTTATGGAGCAACGCGGGCGAAAGCCTATTGTCTCTATCGCAAGGGATACTATGGCCTCCGCTGCATACCTAATTGGGTCAGCCACAGATAAGGTCTACACGACACAAACTGGATCTGTTGGTTCCATTGGTGTTGTCGCTATGCACGTGGATAACTCGGAAGCTAATGCCAAAGCTGGTGTTAAGCCTACTTTTATTTACGCTGGTGACTATAAGACCGCTGGCAACCCCAATGCCCCACTTGAGGGTGAGGCCCTTAGCTATCTTCAAGAGTCAGTCAATGACTCATATGAAATGTTTATTAGTGCTGTAGCGGAAGCTAGAGACATTACACCAGATGCAGTTCGCGCTACAGAAGCTCGGATGTATGGGGGGCAAAAGGCTGTCGATCAAGGACTGGCCGATGGCGTATCTACTTTAGAGATAGCCCTTACCGAACTCGCAACGTCAGCCCCGCGAGTTTATCAATCTATGTCAATCACAAACAAGGAAACCCTTATGACACCTGAGGAAATTGAAAAGCTACAGGCTGATCTTGCTGTTGCAACAACTGCTAATGAATCGCTCCGTGCATGTATTATAGAAGAAGGATACAGCATTACTGTTGAAGGTCTTTCCAAAGAGGAAGCATCGGTTGCTGAGTTTATCGAAGTAGCTGGTACTATGGTAGACAAAGCCTCCCTCCCTGCTGAAGTGGTTACAGCTCTAGAGACAGCATTTGCTGATAAGCTGGACGCTACTCTCACAGAGCAAGCCAACCGTGACCTCCCTAACTTCGCAATGGATGATGCTAAGGCACTCCTGAAGCTGGTAGGCTCCGACGAAACAACCATGACTGCACTTAAGTCTGCTGATGCTGCTATCGGGAAACTGATGGAAGAAACAGGTTCTACAGATGTAGATGGTCAAATGACTACTGCTCAAGATAAGCTTGATGCACTAATCACAAATGAAATTGCTGATGCAGGTCTGACAGGATCAAAGAGTATTGCTCGTGCGAAAGCTATGACCAATGTTCTCAAGACTGCTGAAGGTAAAGCACTAGAAGCGCAAGCTCGTAAGGATAAAGTATAATGCCATATAATAACATTGACGGCCAAGTAGAAACATACATCGCTGGTGCGGACCTCACAGGTTCTATCTACCTCTTTGTCAAAATGGATGGAGCTGGTGTAGAAGTCTGTGGTGATGGTGAGGCTGCTGTTGGTGTCCTCTGGAATAGCCCAGCAGATACCACAGCAGCTTCAGTTGTACGTGGTGGTGACCCTTGGGTTTACGCTGGTACTGCACTTGCCGCTGGTATCGACATTGCTTCAGATGCTGCTGGTAAGGCTGTAGTAGCTGCCTCTGGTGACATCATTCTTGGTACGACACGCGCAGCAGCAGATGCCGCTGATGACTTGGTCCAAATCAACTTCTTCCAAGGTGGCAACGCAGCAGCGTAAACCATACTAATAAGGAAATACATTAATGGCTTATAATAACACCCCTAGTGCTGTACACCTCGACGAGGTACTCACTAACCTAACACTGTCTTACGTGACAGAACAAAACTTCATTGCGGATAAGATTTTCCCAGCAGTTGAAGTACAGAAAGTATCGGATAAATTCTACAAGTTTAATCCTGATGAGGAGAACCGTGAGGGCGACGTACAAAAGCTCGCACCACGTACCAGCCCTCCTAAGATTGAAGTAGGCTCTGGAACTGATACATACTTCGCAGAAGTCTATGGCCTAGCCGCTGACTTCGATACACAGACATTGGCTAACGCTGATGATGTTCTTGAGATTCGTATGCGTAAAATCCGTAATGTCATGAATAAGATGCTCATGAAGAAGGACCGTGATTTCCTTAACACGTTCTTCACTACTGGTGTATGGTCTGAAGACCTTGCTGGTACTACGGACTTTGTTAAGTGGTCTGACAGTGCCTCTGTACCAATTGATAACATGCGTACATGGAAGCGTGACTTCCAACTGCGTAACTACGGTATCAAGGCTAATAAGGCGCTTATTCCTCAGCGTACTATTGATGCACTGATGTCTAACACGCAAATCTTGGGTCGTATTAACGGTGGTGCAACTATTGCTAACCCAGCAATGATTGACATGACTTTGCTTGCGAACATCTTTGGTGTTGAAGAAGTAGTCGTTATGGATGCAGTATCTAACACAGCTAAAGAAGGTGCTGCTGGTACCCCGGAGTTTATGGCTGGTGACTCTCTCTTGCTCACATACTCCCCATCTAGTGCAGGTCTCGATATGGCTGCTTCTGGTTTGACCTTTGCATACAACTCCATTGAAGGTGTCTCCTACGGTATCTCAGTAGAATCATTCACAGATGATGCTCTCCAGCGTAAAGGTGTAGCTGAGGAAGTACAGGCGAAGATGGCTTATGACATGAAGGTGGTTGGCCCATCGCTCGGCACGTTTGTCAATGACGTTCTGTAAGTGAACTAAGGTGTCCGAAGGGTGTAGTATTCTTCGGACACTTACATAAGATTAACATAAAGGAAACCCGATGAACACAGTAACAGACGTAAGTTTTAACCCAAGTGGTGACGAAACAATTACTAGTATTAAGACCCAAGCTAATCTTATGGCTGGTATTATTGGCGGGCTACCAGACGGTAGGCGTAAGTCTATAGCCCTAACCCAACTTGAGACAGCATCCATGTGGGCTGTAAAAGCTGCTGCATGTGGTGATACATAAGATATTACACAAGATTAACCCGACAACCAGCAAAGGTCAAGACAAAATGCCCGAACAGTATAAAGACTTACAAGATAGTATGCCAGTGTTTGTTAAAGCATTCGATGGGATTACATGGCACGGTAAGCACTACCCTGCTGGCAAAGAGTTCCCATGGAAGACCCTTGGGGTAACCTTTGACCAAGCTAGGATTATGTTTGTAAACCATCAAATCTTCCATAGTGATGAACTAACGGTAGAACATAAGGTAGGCGACGGGCTAGACGCTATGACTATTGAGCAACTACATTATCTTGTGGAAGGTTTCAATGTTAAAGTCAAGGCCAACGCTAAAGATAACAAGATGAAATACGCTAAAGAGAAGTGTAAGTTTTCTCAGGTTGTATCTAAGCAGCGTGGGCTTATCCGCACATGGCGTAGTAACTTTGGCTACCTAGAGAACTAATATTAAAACCAAAGGGATTACCTAATGACTGCTACTTATGATCCAACAGACCTAGATAAGGATACTGCCACTGGTAGAGTTAATGTCGTTAGGTTTCTCTTAGGTGATACTGATGTTGCTTACCCTGAAGTACAAGATGAGGAGATTACGTTTACACTAGCTTCAGCATCTAATGCTGTATACCTAGCAGCCTCCTTGTGTGCATCAGCTATTTCATCAAAGTACGCAGGTTATACTGATACGGAGATTGATGGGATTCTATCATCTGATTATGGTTCTTTGGCAGGTAGCTTTAGTAAACTCTCTGTACAACTTAAGCAAGAGGGCAACAGGCAAGATGGCACATCACTAGGTATCTTCCTAGGTGGTATGCCAGTGTCCCCTGACAAAGGTTACACATTCTTCCGTAGGCAATTTGAAGACCCAGCCTATAAGAACTTAACTGATGTTTAGGGAGAAAGACCTAGCTAGGCTAGTGAAAGATCATGGTGAAAGCCTCAGTCTCCTCTCAAGCACTAACTCTGGTACCTATAATCCCCAGACAGGTGCAGTAGATGGTTCTACCACAACACCAGTTACATTCAGAGGATATATCTTTAGTAGTGAGGCTGGTATAACTAATGCCTCACAAGTCGTAGGATCAGACCGTAGATGCTTTATACCCAAGAGTCAACTACCCAATAATATACCATCCGACAAAGATAAGATATCTAATGATGAGATACTGATGGTTAGGACAATCAAGAGCAATGGTGTCGTAATGTGTTACATCTGTCACCTAAAGGATTAACCTATGTCAAACCAGATGACTATTAACACTAGTTTCTTCGATAAACTACAGGTATTAGAAGACCAAGTTGAAGAAAAGCTAGAGGATGTTATGCAGAACCTTGCTAGTTTGGCTGTAAGTTACTCTCCGGTTGACACAGGTGCTTATGTTACCTCTTTTTCTCTAGTACCTAACAATGGTGGCGGAGGTAGATCAAGAAAGTCAGACAACAAACCTAAAGGGCAGAATGAGCAAACTATGAGAGACCAAGGCTATTCCCAAATGATGGAAGACTTAGCGGGAATAAACCTGAGAGAAACTACTAGTATTGCAATAAGAAACAGAAGTCCACATGCAAATAACGTAGAGGACGGTGGACCAAACTGGCGCAGAGATGGGTACCATGTGTTTAGGAAGTTAAGGAATGAATCCTAATGACTAGTATATATGACGACATTAGGGCTACTCTAGAGACCCACCTAAGCACGATGACTGATGTACCCTCCATAAGCTACGAGAACGTATCGTATGAGCCTCCTGAAGGT